ACCATTTATCTTTTTTTTGAAGAATACCAATATAATTATCTATATTGTTAGCTTCTGTATCTTTAATATTTTTCTCTTTCATACTATCTTCAAGATTTTTAATTAAAGTATCGTAATAATGTTGTTTAACAATATAAGCGTGAGTAGTTTGTGCTTTTCCTATTTGTATTAAATCTTTTTCAATAACTCTTGGCTTGTGATCTCTAACCCAACAACCAAGATAAAGAACATCAAAATCATAATGGATATATTTTTCAATCTTTTGTAAAAGTGCTTTTTTTCCTTCAATAACTATATCATCTTCAAAAACAATACAATAATCCCAATTGTATTCTTTTGCTTTTTTAAGAACTTCAATATGTGATAAACCACACCCATAATGACCATTTTCGTGTTCTATAGCACTAAATCTATTTGGCTTTTTGATACCTAATTTCCTTAATTCAGTGATACATTCACCATTTCTATCTTTTCTTTTATCAAGATTAATATAAAAATGTTGATTAAGATTAACCATAATTTTACTCTTATATAATAACACAGAAGATAATTTTTACATAAAACATACTTACAAAAAAAAATAACATTCCTTATATAATGGATTTGTATTCCCAAGGACAGAGCATAATTCAAGCCAATCAGTTAACAGAAGCCGCAAGAGAAGCGAATGGTGCTGCCGCTGATTTTAACTCAACATTAGCCGCAAAATTAGATGAAGCCAATGATGAATTAGATGCGAGTGCCGCAGAACAGCAAGCAATTAATATGTACCAAGGAATTAGTTCTGGTGGTAAATTAGTGGGTCTTGCTGCTGGAACTAAAAAGGCAAAAGAAGCTGCTGGTGCTGCGAAAGGGGCATTAAAGTCGGCATCAACATTACTACCAAGTGCTATAAGGGGTGGTGGTGATATTAAAACTGCTGATGATTTAAGAAGGGCAGCATCAACATTGGGACAAGGTGTGGATGAAATCGGACCAGAAAGATTTGCTGCTGGTACTGATGTGAACGCAATATCACAAGAAGCTGGGGTAATAAGAAATGCCGAAGGTTCACTTGTTGGAACTCCAACTTCTGCTACCTTGGAAGCATCTCGTGCCGAACAAGCAGCACAAGGAGTGGGTGAGTCAGTAGAAGCAGCAGCAAACGCAGAACAAGCTGGCAGAGCTGGTATTCAAACATCACAAGGAGTTGTTGGAGCAGCATCAAAAGTGGAAAGTTCCGCAAATGCTGTTAGAACTGGACAATTTGCTGATCTTGCTGGTCCGGGAGCAAAAGTAGCAAAAGGAGCAACAGAAGGGGCACTAGACGCAGCAATTGAAGGTGGTGCTAAAATTGGAGCGGGAGCGATAGCCAAGACAGCGGTTGCGGGAGTTGGTGGTGGATTAGATATCTATAAAGATATTCAGAGTGGATGGAAATTTGATAATTGGAAGCAAGAAGTCGGTAATATTGGAAATATAGCCGGTTCAGCATTAGAGATAGCGGGAGCGCTCACTGCTTGGACTGGTTTTGGAGTCGGTGCGGAAGCACTTGGAGCGGCAATATCTGTTGGTTCGACTGCTCTTGAAACTGCTGGTGATGTGGAAGCAACTGGCAAGGAGAGAGAAACTCAAGCTTCGGATATTGAGTCAGAGAGAAGGACGGGAGCCGCCGCAGCCGCCCAAGAAACTGTAACTGGACGCTCTAATTAATTTAAATAATATTTCACGAATTATTCTTTGGATCTTTTCAACTTTCAAATTTAAAATAATTATTTTTATTCAATATTTTTTTATTGTTTAAAGTATAATGAGTTACTGGCGGAATGAAAACAAAGTTCAACTTTCTCAAACTCAAGTTTCCGTACCATCTACAAATGGGCAGACATACACATCAACCGCTGGGAGTGGTGGTCGAAGAGTGGATTTTGAGATTCCCCCAAGTGTAAAGTTTTTGGATGGAAAAAACTCATATTTACAATTTGATATTAAGCTTGGTCTTGGGGCAGTCCCTACTCGTCTTCAACTTGACCCATTTATTGGTGGGCAGTCGGTAATCAAAAATATTCGCATATATTCTGGTTCCAGAGCAGTTCTTTTGGAAGAGATATCTGACTACAATGTGAAGTGTCAAGTGGAATATTCTTACAATCAAGATGAGAGTTTAAGAAAGATGCGAGCATTAAAAGAAGGTTGCTTACTCACAAATATTAAGAATCGTGGAAATCTTGGAACTTCTGAATCTAATAATATTGATACAGTAACCAATCCCTACTACAAGACAAAGTCAGTCGCATACGCCACAGATTTTGCTGATGGTGATTTCCTAACCGCTAAACTATCCCTTCCCATTCACTGTGGTATTTTTGCTGATTCTGATAAAGTCTTCCCAGTAATGATGACTCAAGGTCTTTACATTGAGATTGACCTTGAAGACCCCGCAAAGGTCATTAAGCAATTAGACTCTGTCAATCGCCACCGCAGAATGTTACAAAATCCGGTATTCCACGGTACAGATGATGCTGGATCGGCTTTTACTAATGATGATGCTACTTCGGCTACAACTACAATAGTCCTTCAGAGAACGAATACAGTTCAGTCTGTAGAATCGTGTCCTTTTGTAGTGGGTGAGACTATTGGTATTTGCTCGAAGACTGACCCAGACCAGCAAGCAAATTTAAGAACTGCCGCTGACGTCGCTTACAATCCGGTAATTGATTCTATTGGTTTAACTGGTGATGGAAGAGTTGAATTAACACTCACAGAAGTTACTCGCAATAGTAGTGCTGCTGCTGAAGGTGGAAGCGTAGATGTTACATCTGGTAATTTCATTGTTTATTCGACTGCTGCTGACCAGAAGAGAGTCAAAGCAGATGACACAAGTGCTGAAGTCACTCTCACACCAGCGGCGGCAACTAAATATGACGCAACATACACAGTCTCTAATTTGGAGATAGTATGTCAGCAAGTCGAATTAGATCCAAGATATGAGCAAGGTATGATGGAGAAACTCAAAGATGGTGGTTCAATTGAATTAGATATTCACTCTGCGACCAACTACAAGCATTCTCTATTATCAAGCAATCGCAATGCGACTGTCAATCTCGCAGTCTCGAACACTCGTGCCAAGTCATGTGTTGTTGTTCCGACGGATGCTAAAGTATACAATACTGCTGAACTAATATCTGGTTCTGCTACTTATGATGAAGAGACTCTTACTATGGATGGAAGACTTAAGTCTATCCGTTCTGGTCAAGTTGGTATCATAGATAATCTGACATCGTATCAGTTTATGATTGATGATAAACTTGTTCCGTCAAGACCCATTGATGTTTCCAAGATTAATGGTGGTAAGAGTATTTCGGCACAGCCGCTTATTGAGTTGGAGAAGGCTCTTAATCAAGCAAAGGTCGTCCCACGGTCTTTCGTGGATTACAACAGAAACTTCTGTATTGGCAGAGCCTATGCTCTAAACGACGGCGTGATGAATCTCAATAATAAGAGTAACCAATTACAGCTTTTCTACAATGAATCCACTGTCACTGGAGCGGATATTCCACCAACTAAAGACAAGCTCCTTATGGCTTTCATATATCATGTCCGCCGCATTTCAATTAAGGGAGACAGTCTTGTTGTTTCTCTCTAAACCGAAGGTAATCTGCGATAAATTTTAATTAATTTTCTATATATTTTTTTAATTTTTTTTTTTTTGTTTGTTAAATTATAAATGGCTGAAAAGAAATATTTAACGATCCAACCATCAAATGTTCCGGCTACTGGAAAAATCTCTCATAAGGGTGGTAATCCCATTATAACTATTGTCCTTGGTCGCCAAGATGCGATGCTTGATTTAGATAGTATTCGCCTATCTGGTGATTTAGCCATATGGCGCAATGCTGCTGGGACTCTTCATCCTACAGATGCCGCTGCTGTAGAGTTAAGAGCATCTCACAAACTGGGTGCTTTTGGCGTCATAGATCAGCTTGTTTTTCGTCACGCAGAAACCAAGCAAGTAATTGAACATATAAGACACTACGGACGCTTTATGTCTTCATTCCTTCCGGTTATGAGTGGTCTTCAAGACCAGACTGGACACCTTTCGGAGAGCGCTTTAATCAACTCTAACTACCGATGCTTCCGTGATACAGTTATCCGCAATGACAAGGAATCTCCTTTCTCGATTCCCCTACCTTCTGGAATGACTCTTGGTGCTGATAAACTACCGCTATCAAAGGTTCCCCTTGAAATAGAGATTCATTTATCGCCAGACTCGCAGTTCTTCTACTCAAGTGATGGCGGTCTTACTAATGTATCGGAAGCATTCTACGAGTTATCAAATGTCGAACTCACTTGTGAAGTCGATGTTGGGGATGAGTCTCCAGACCAAGGTGCTTGGAGCTTCAATTCGATTAGCTCTTACTTCTCTACTTTAGAATCCACGAACTCTATTATTAATTACAATCTTGGATTATCGAAGGTTCTTGGTGCTTTTGTCAACTTTGTACCAAGCTCTTTTGTGAATAATTTAGGACAAGATGGATATTTAACCTATATGCCTTCATTGGCGACTGGCGCTCTGGCAAATTTGGAGACTATCTCTTTCCTTAAAAATGGTGAGAGATTCCCACTCAATTTTGAAGTTGATTCGGTATATGATTCCAGTACTAATCCTACTACGGTTGTTGATTCCCAAGTCATTAAGAGTTTCTTACACTCTATCATCCCAGAATCCCAGCACAACAGAACTGGAGCTGGTCCGTTGGTCTCCAACAGAAACTTCACAGTTAATGCTGATGTTACTACTGGATACCGATTGATGCCAGAGTGTGGTGGTCTTTATGGTGTCGGTGTTCTCTATGACATGCTCGATTCTGAAGGTGTTGATTTCTCAACGGCACAGTTTTCTATTCAGATGACCAACGGCTTATCAGATGGTAATCCAGTATCGGCATACTTATTTGTTAAGAGTAAGGTTGTTGTTGCTTATGATGCTGGTATGGGAATACAAGTCGTCCAATAAGTAAATATTTAAATATATCATATAATTAAATAGGATATAATGAAATGGACAGATTTCAGAAGTGCCTATACACAAAAGTCATATCCAGAACAATTTAAATCAAGAAGTGAATATTTAAAATATTTTAAAGAAACATATCCACTTGAGTATCAAAAGTTTAGAGATTATTCAAATAAATCAAGACATAATTATGTTCCCAAAGCACAGACTGCTGCTGAAAGAGAATTATATCTTAAAAAACAAAGGGAAAGATATTATAAAAATAAAAAATGGTATCAAGATTATTATAAAGAATATATTAAAAATCCAGTTAATAAAGAAAAAAACAATGAAAGATCTAAAGCATGGTATCATAAATATAAACGAAACAAATCAAACGCATATCATAAAGAATATATGAAAAATCCAATTAATAGGCAAAAAAACAAAGACAAATCAAGGGAATATTATTATACAAAAATAAGAAAAGTTAAAGATATTCCGCCAGTAAAAGTGAGAAATTATGAAATTAAACAAGAAACATTTGAAAGAAAACCAGCAATTAAAATAGACAAATTAACAAATCCCATAACAATTGATTTTTCACTCTAATAATTTATTTCTATTAAGTAATTAAAAAATATTCTTTTTCTTGAAACTATTTTATAAGTATTATTATAAAATGGATCCTTCAGCAACCCAAAGTGATGCTATGGCACAACAGAGCGATGTTACGGAAGATCAGATTCCAGACCTTATGAAAATAGGACAGATTCCCACTTCTTATGGTCAGACTCTTACTACCGATGTGATTGACCCAGTTACCTTTTCGCAGAAGAGAGCGAGATTCACCCTTCAGCGTGTTGCTGGTTTTCTTCACTCGAACTCGAAGATAACTCTGGGAGTAACTCCCAAGACTAATGCTCGTGCTTTTTACCCTCTCAATATTGGTGTTTCCAGTTTGATTAAGTCGGCACAGCTTTTAGTCGGAAACAAGCAGATATGCTCGATTGAAGATTACGGAGATTACCACGCATATCAGTCTATGTTTATCTCTAATGAGAATAACAAAGAGAGAGAGCAATATTTGTCGCAGAGATGTGTTAATCATGGACCAGTCTATGAAGATTTAGTATTTGATGCTGGCGCCGATGATACTCCAAATAGTGCTTCAACATATGGATTAAGTCTTGGTAAGACCCCAGTTGTTGGAACTGGCGATGGTTCTCACCCAATGGAACTCTTACCTTTCCAAGTCCACGACGCAACATCTGCTACAACTATTGCCGAAGCACCAGTATATTCGGTATATTTGAGCGATCTTTTCCCCTTCTTGAAGACCAATCAGCTCCCAGCATTTATGATTGATGAAGAGATTCACATTGATATTACTTTCCAAGACAAACTTTCTTCTCTTTCTGGAGCTTCGAACTCTATTATTATGTGTCAGAATGAAACTGGTGGAAGTGTTGATGTCGAATATGACATTACCCAGAGTGAAGTCAAATTGGTATATGATTCTATTTCGTATGATGGTGCTATTATGAGTCAATATGTCCAACAGAATCCTAAATTAGTATTCCAGTATGAAGATTACAGACTTGCCAAGAGAACTGGTGACGAGACTGCTTTCAGTGATTTAACATTCTCTGTTGGTGGTAATGGTCGCCTTGTATCAAAGTTATTCTTTGGTATCCAACCAGATGCCAATAAAGTGGCAAAGAGTATGTGTAATGGATATGTTGCTGCTGCTCCCACTACTAATGAGAGTAAATTAACAACGAATCTCTTATACAATGACCGCTATTTATTCTCGGTTGACCGCAGTAACGATTCCCAGCTCTTCCAGACTACTGCTCACGCAGAAGGTGGCATCCCTATGATATCTCGTGATGAGTATTACAACGCTGGAAAATTAGCTCC